CTCTTATACATGTCCAGTAGGATACTATCTGTCACTAACTGTAGATTCTCTTCTAGACTGCTTGTGCTATAGTTGTAAACTCCACCCTCGACAGCAAGAGCCCTCGTCCAGGTCTCTAGATTTTTGAACAAGGGAGATTCGGTCACTAAAGCATACCAGATAAGGTTTGGTAAGTAAGATTCCCAAAGCTCCTGAACCTGACCAGAAACATCAAAGACAGAATCAATAATTAAGGCATTTAGAGCCGACTGTATGGCCTCCAAAGTTCCTGATTTCTTGTAAAGATCTATGGCTAATCTAAGTTGATGTCTCCACTTGGTGGGAGAGTTCCCTCTTAGCTTAAAGCCAATAAGATCCGCAATGTACTGAATCTGCTCGTCTCTACAATTTTCTATATCGTAGATCAGAGATATGTTTTCAATCTGATCAGAGATGTCAGCAAAATGATACCCCAGAATATTAGAAAACTTCCTATGAGGCCCTTTTGACACCAAGTCCTGCAACTCTAGTTGAGAGTCGATATAACTATTAAAAGCGTCCTTAACTCTATAGTCTCTCTCATCTATGTAGAGAGGAGAGTAAGCAATGTCAACCAGCGTCTTTAGGTTATCCAGCTTCTGAGTCCCACTCGTATAAGTGGCTACTACTCCAGCACTAGAATCCACAATAGCGTCTGCCGCTCCAGAAACAAAACTAGTGGGTAGATACTGTCCGAAGGAACAGGTCTCATTATTTCTCCACAAATACTCAGTTAATCCTTTCACTCCATCAACGGTAATTAGGGACTTTCCAACGTACAGGGAATTAAGAGAGTCTAGTACATAGCTAGATGGAGAGTATGTCAGACCACCATCGGCTGAGGTGTTTAGGAAATAAAACCAGCCCAGAGAATCAACCAGATAATTGTGAACTGAACTGGCGTCTTCGTTTCCTGTGAGCGCAGAAAGAGTTGTTATATTCTCTTCAAGGGATCCTGTCTCTGTCTGGGTTGCAGGGACTAGTATTGGTAAAAGAACAGAAGATAAGTATGAAGAAAACGATGAAGAAGTTGAGAAGTCTATGAAGCTTTTGCCTAGTGGCTGAAGGATCTTCGTTTCGAACGTAAACGGATTTATCTTCGTAAGCTCATTTTGTTTTACAAAGTATTGAGAGATGCCACTAATGTTCTCCAAGGAGCTAGTCTGAGTGTTCTCTACTCCCGAAATAGATAGAGTTGTGGCTACATTATCCGCGCACTGAACGTGCCTGTTTATTAGATCAGAAATAGGATCTAACTCTGTACCACTAAGCTCCAGATCTTTTTGTTGATACACCTCAGGCGTAATTAACTCAACCAACTCTACGAAGTTAGTTTTTGTATAATTTCTTTTCTTCGGTGTATTCTTGTTGACGCCCATCAGTCTAGTAGAACTACGTTAATTGTAAGATTGTTTAGTTGTGCAATCTCATTGAAGTCTAGCGTCACATCCTGATCGAGGTTATCTATGCTAGAGTATCTAACCTCCTCCACCTCAAAAATCTGTCGGTTTAGCTCCGCTATATTAAGGTCTTCTCCAAAATCCCTATTGTCTGCATTCATGTAGTTAAGAAGCTTACCCCTCACCTTATTCTTGATTGAGTCTTGATTCTCTTCCTCCTCTCTATCAATTCTGATAGTGACTCCTAGATCTAGAGTCCTGATAAGCCCATCTACAATAACTACATCATCAGTAGCCATCCTCTTGGGATTAATGGCTGCTAGTAACTGAGTCTTAAAATTGGTTGTAGCCCTTTGTAGCTGTAGCTCTGAAGCCTTCTCTAGTACATAAATGTCGATCACGTTTGCCGAAGCGTAGGCTTTTCTCGTAGCCGCTTTTGCTTTGCCTACAGTTCCAAAATTGCTGATAAAAGTGTTGGCAAAGACTGTATAATCCTCAAGAGTAACAAGGCGATCCTGTCTTCTAAAGTTAAGCGGAGCGTATTTCTTTGCGTGCTCTATAGTCTCTGCGTTAGAGCCCCCCGTTGCTTTACTAGTATTAGTCAGCGTGCCGCTATCACGATTTCCGGTAGTTACATTGGTGTTTATAACATCCTTCCCTATGTTTCCTCGGGTTCCTCCACCAACTCGATATTCTACTCTGAAGGATGCCGTATCCTCTGGAGATATGCCCGCAGTGCCATCACCAAATACTACGGTAGCGTTATAATCGTCATCATAAACCACCTCAAAGATTTTGTCAGAAGAGCCCGACGCATAATATACGTTAGGCACTTCTACGAAAGCTCCTTGAGTGTCCGCATTAGGAGAATTCACCCACACACCAATACTACCTTCCACTACAGGTCCTTGAGTCAATGGAATTGTTTTTATTCCGTCTGTCGCGGCAAACTCGCCTGATTCAGAAACTAGAGCACCCTCTTGAATAACTAAGTTACTCCACACAGACCCCGCTGATCCAGTATCGTCATCAGACTCTTGATGATCTAAGGATATTCTTCCAGTAGAGTTTACGATATCCACCAAACCGTTTACTACTTTATACAAAGTAAAGCTCAGACTACCCCCATCCTCTGGGGAGTTAATTGTAATAACTCTATCCGCAGGAAAGATCACATGACTCTCTGCGGCAGAATTAAATGTTATTTTAGCATCAGCCGCTGAAGACAAGGGGCCTTTCATACTGATTCCAATTAGTTCTAGTAGCTTTTTAACACTAGACCTTTGTTGTGCCGTAGCCAAGAAGTTCTCATTAGCAAGCATGTCAGCCTTCATGGACATTACTGCACCCATGTATGCTGCTAATTCCAGAAACATCATCCCCAAATCAGACTCCACAAAATACTTGTAATCGTCGGGATATACCACCTTGGCATAATCTATGAGCGACTGCCTCAGTGTTAAGAAATCCGTGGCTGCGAAGTTTATAAGCGTAGGTCTTTTAGATACTGGTATATTAGCCAGCTTCATAAAGTCCGAGGATATTGTTCCAGAAAAATTCATGATATAGTTACTCCGACATCAAAGACTTCCAAGTCAGCAGTGTCTAACTTTAGTGTTAATATAACTCTCAAAGAGTTTCCTCCAGCGGGTCCTGAATCTCCCGTAGGAAATACCCCTATCTTTTGTATCGTAGCTCCAACTATATAATTTCTAAACGAAGTTTGTATTTCTCTCTTAATGCTGGAGAAGGTAGTCTGGTCCAGAGGTTGGAATAGGTAACGTCTAAGGTTACATCCGTAGTTAGGGAGCATCAGACGCTCACCGCGCTCAGTTAGTAGAAGCTGCTCTACGGCATCTTTAATCATGTTGATGCCAGAAGATTTAGAGAAAAATCCCCCAGCTTTTCTAGAGCCCAACGGAAAGGTCAGCCCAAAAATCTCTTTTCTTTGAGACTTTGGAGCTTGCATATTGTATCGGCCCTGAATGGATCCGTACACGTTGGTTTCTAGATTAGCAGCCATTATATCTTAATGTTTTTGAAGAAGCCTCTCTGAGCATCGTAGTTCTTTTTAACTTCTAGATTATCTAGGGGCCTTGAATAAAACTTTAGACTTCCTACATGCCCGCGAAGACCACTTATTGTACCTCCTCTATCACCTCCCATGAAGTTGCCGTACTCATGCATTCCGTCCGTATATCCGCCCCCAACGAGCCAAGGAGTGTAGAACGGGTTGAGTAAGGGTCCTTGCTTGATAGTCGTTGGGCCATCAACCGTGGTGGAAGAATATTGAAAGCTATTATCTTTCTTGAATGAGGGCAGGGATACTGTTTTATTTACGTCAACACCAAATACCTGACTAATAGATGACGTAGCCACCTCCTCACCGTCAGCGAACATTTTAATGGTGTCTGTTCGTGGGTTACATGTAATGTCTATCAGAACAAACTGCGAAGATACATTACCAAAATCGCTTGCAGACAGGTCCACTTTCATCTTGTAGAATGTTTCGTAGTCCTGACACTCATCATTATTAACAAATGACATAGAGGAGAAGTCTCTAGCTTGTGTGGGCGCTATGAAGAAGCTCAGAGAAGAAACGGGGTCGTTCAGAGCTTGCTCGTTACTATATCCTGCGCTCGCCTGGGTGATTCTTCTATCTCTTGTGAAGCCGCAAAGCATCCCTCGAACAAACTCCCCGCCACGTTCAGGTCTTAGGAAGTCTAGGTCTCTGTAGGCCCCTGTGTGGTCAATGGCAGAGGCATTGGGGTTGTGTCCCACATTCTCCGATCCAAAGAGAACCTTGGTCAACGAGGACGCCGCAGGACCCCCATCACCACTAAGCCACCCAATCTCCCCATCCGTAATATTAGGAACATGAGCCCAGCACTCAATAGTAAACCCATTTGACGAATAAGTTAGATCTCGGAATTCCGCCGTATCGGGGAGCCGTACAAAAGACCCCATGGCGGACGCTGCCTCTGGGTCAGTGCTCTTGTTCTTAGTTATACCTTCTAGGTACGGGATAGCTATCCCAGAAAAGAAGACCGACTGCCTGTTAGTGCCTAGTAACTGTGCGTTGTTATACATATTATCAGTCGCACAATTTGTGACATTAAAGTTAGTTGACGAAGGCAACTCTAATCCTGTGTCTAAGAAGTTATAAATTGCGAACAGGTCTTCATAAACAATCTGATCAGTTAGGGACAGAACAGTTCCCGAAGTCTCTCCTGATGGGCTATACAAAATACTCCCCTTTCCTACTGTGGGCACCGCAAGCTGATCGAACGATATTGAGGCCACCTTAGGTCTTGCTGGGCGAACGAACTTTGTTTCTAGAGGAAGGACAATACCATCAACATCTGCTTGTTTGAATACGAGCGCCTTCTGTTTTTCCAAGTCCACGGACAAGTTGTACTTCTCAAGGAAGGAAAAATCATTTATAGGAATATCTCCAGGCCCGAACTCAGGCCCACTAAGATCTCCGTAGACTTGTCCAGCCTTAACAGCAACCTCGATCTGCTTCTTCCTTCTGTTGATCTTGCTGTTATGATTTGCAATCTCAGACATGATAAGATTTCGCTGATTAGTTACAATTGCAGTGCCGTCGCCGTACTCGTCAATAAAGCCTCGAAGGTCTGAAGACAAATCGTATACATGCTTATCTCTCTGCTGCTTGATTACGGCAAGAAAGTGATCTTGGTTGTAGTAGTGCTGAAGTCCCGCGCTATCGTCTATCCTATTCGGATCAAAGATGTTATTCGTAAACTTATTTAAAGATTCTATAGAGATCGCTTGACCCTTTCCACCCAGGTTAGGGTCATAATCATATTTCCAAGCATCACCAACAGGAACCATTCCCGAAATAGCTAGGTATACGGGATCGAGTCCGCCGTCGTAAGAGTCGTAGTATAAACCATCGTTCGTTAGGACGTAAGAACCCTCAGTCGTTATCGGTGGTCCATAGGTTAGTCTGAATACAGGATCATCATCCACTAACCCTGGGTCATCTTGAGCGACTCTCTCGAAATCAGTTCCAGAAAGGAAGGGATCCAACTCTCCTGAGTCTAAAAACTTAGGCTCTAAAGAGGGGTCATTGGCTCGGGCAAGAAGTATTGTGTCTATGTCCTTGATCTTTTTATCAGCTTGCTTTATAAAAGAAGAAGCTTTATCTATACGAGCCTTATCCCCAGCGTACATCGTCTCAAAAGCTTCATTTATTTCTTGTTGAGAAAGCGTGGCTCTTTGAGTGGAGGAGTTTCCTGACTGATATGATTGTAGAGTGCTAAACTTATCCAAGCAGTCGGTGATAGCGTTTATCTCATTCATTACGTTGTTGTAGTTTTGATAAAGCTGTGCTCCGAAAGAGGCTGCATACTGAAAAGCGCCCAAAGCTCCTGCTAAGTTATTTTTAGTCTGGTTGTCATCGTTGTCGATCCCCATCCAAGCGGAGTCTGATCTAAATTTAAACGTCCCCGTTTCTGTGTTAAATTCAATAATGCCTGTGTTTAGCATCATCTTCTTGAACACTTCCTTAGTTACCTCGTTAGCCTTAGCTTTGCCTGAGGAGATTTGTGACCTAATGTCTGTGAGTATGGAGCTAGGTAATAGACCCAAGGCTTGATTAGCTAGATTTAGCATACAACTAGGCATACCAAAAGACATGCCTAGAGCCTGAATAGCTCCTGTTCCGGTTTGTCCCTGTACCTTTAGGAACGTATCTAAATCGAATGACGCCATCTTAGTATGTGGTTACTCCTGTATTGTCGTAAGTGCTCTGAGGGTTCGGAATGTTGGGAGCAGTGGGTGAGGCAGTCTCACTTGCTAGGTAAATCTTCGACCCATCTATATCTACCTGTCCTGAGCTTTCTATATCAACTTTTGAGCAATTAACGCTATATTTTTGGCACTGAAGGTTCATGTTCCCACCTGCTCGCATATTTATGTCTCTATCCGCAGAGATATTTACGCTGCCTGTGGTCTTAATTGTAATACCATCTGTCCCATCACCGTTCGTCTCTATAACTATTTGCTGGTTTCTCCCCGACTCATTCAGGCACTCAATAAATATCCTACCCTCCTCCGCTTGAGTGAATACGTTCACATCCTTCCACTTGCTTTGAATATTTACATTTCCAGCATTGATCTCTTCATCGCTCTCAAAGGGAACTCCGTTAGCTAGGTTAAGTAGCTGAAGCTCTCTGCCCGCCTCATGAACCACGATGTCGGTCTGAGACTCGGTGTTGATATACTTTTGAGGTCCTACAGTCTCGACCTGAATGGCTCTAGCGGGGATGCCTTGAGTCTGCGGATCGTCAGTCAGCGTTATTCTACTTCCATTACCTGTGTCTAAGATAATGGAATCAATGGTAGGAGCATCATGAAGCTCTACTTTCTTACTTCTAGACGAGTGTAGCCTAACATATCTGTTGAAGAACCCAGGATTGTACTCATCAGAAATAGTTAGTCCTGCGTTCTGAGGGCTCTTGAACAGATACTTTAAAGGAGCACCCCTAGCCTTGTATATCTCAGGGTCTACGCGCTCTAAAGGCATGATCTCAGAATCTTTTAGAGGGGATCCTGTAGTCTCTCTAGGCTCTGGAGCGAACGTAGTTCCCATGTAATACCAACTAACTCCTCCTGTAGGGCGACAAACTAGAATCTCAGTACCCACTTCAGGTACGGCAACAAATGCACCAGAATCGTTAGATCCATAAGGGCTAACATAGTATACTTCTTGTTCTGTATTTCCCTCAGCAGCGACATTTGCCAGAAAAGTTCCGCCCCGCCCAGGGTCTACCCTACTTCTAACTTCCGCTAAGGATATGGCTCCTTGATTATTGCTCTCTTGCATCTTAACTTTCCTCTTTATACTTGGGAGCGTTCTTTACCAATCTAAACTCCGATGTAGCTGATTTGCTATCTATGACATGCTTAAACCCTATGATCTTATACAAACCGCTAAAGAACTTATTGAGCAGGTCTGTGCGGGGGATTTGAGTTTGTGTTATGGGTTGATCCTGAGCGAAAACTATACAAGCAGTATTTATAGAAGCTATTTTAGATAAATGAAATGTGGGAAGGGTAGTTATGCTCATCTGCAAGCCATCTCTAAACATTCTTTCAGATAGATCGGCTATAATGTCGTTAGGATTGCCTGGGAGATGTTGATCAAACAGAATCAATCCCTTCTTGTTATCTAGCTCTGCGGTTTTTATAACAGCCGCTAAGGCATCTGCTGCACGATCTGGGGAGGACTCCTTTAGATCCTCCACCAGGGTAGGCGACAACTTCGCAGCCAAGTCTTTTAAGATCTCCTTCTGCTCGTCATCTCCCATTCCAGAAGAATATTGTTTCATTCGTAGGTACTCGATGGCCCTTTCTCTGGTAGTGATTGGGAATGTTCCTATGCCTGTAGGAAGGGATCCATTAGCTACTGCGGAAGCCAGCTTAGATATTTCTTTTTGATATCCAGTCTTCAGTGCGGCAAAATACACTGCTCCGAATTTGAATTTCATGTCCAAAACATTTGGATTCTGTGTATTGTACCTGAACACAGGGATGTTTTTTTCCTTTACAAGATTGGCCGCATCAGGCGACAACTCCGAATCTCTGTAAGAAAACTCATCAGGAATATAGGAAATATCTCCAAACCCTGCGTCTGCGTCGATATTTGGTTGAGTTATCTCTTTTACTCTCTTACTGTAATTTATCGCGGTTAATATGGGCAAATCTAATGGGTGAAGCGGGTGCTGCATGTCAGCCGAGAATCTTAAGTTATTATACTCATCACTACCTTTCTCAAACTGCTTAGATTTAGTTCTTAGAGACTTAGCATTTCTATCAACAGCCTTAACGTCTATATTAGCATATAGATAGTCTTTTATCATGGCTGAATCTCCAACTATGATGGCTTCTCTATCGGGGTGAAATGTATCGTACCCAGCAAACGTGTAAGAAAATTCTTTGTCCGAATACTCTTTCCAAATTTTAAGTATGTTAATATCTGTTTCTGTGAACGCAGAAACTCTAGAGAATACATACGACCCCTTGCACATTTTTTTTATTCTATCTAAAACAGAATTAATAACTTTCATGTGGTCTGGAATCTTTTTGTCGGTCTTATCTATGACCCCAGTAAAAACTCTACTATCTATGAACTTGTCAACTGCCTGTTCGGGATCGTTAGCTCGTTCATTTTCTGAAAACTTAGAAATCTCAGAAGAAGGTATTACCTCTCTATTCAGAGGGATGTCTTTTTTCTCCGTATGAACTCTAATGCCAAAAGCTTTCAAAGTTGAATCAACGAAATTTTTCTCCCTCCCTAAGTTTGTTTGAGTAGCATTGAAAAGATCTTTTATCCTAGACAGCCTACCCCCAGGAGGGGCAAAAGTTACAATTTCCTGTCCTGTTAAGATCTTATACTTTCTAGCCTCGTCATTGATAGCCTGTCTACAAACTATATTTAAGTTTGGCAGAAGAACGATAACATTAGGATTGTTTGTAGCTTTTTGTATGTAACTTCTCAAGGCGTCTACCACAATGCAGTGAAAATCGTACTTCTCTATCTTCTTAGAGAGGTCTTCGTATCCAATCTGGCTCAGTGCTCTGCTTTGTTTTTTTCTTTCGTACCTAACATCACTAGCTCCATCACCTAATTGAAGATACTCAGTAGGATCATACCCAGGAACTTCCTTGTATTTTATTTCTTGCGATTCCCCCGCGAAACGCATAGTCAAACCCATAAGGTTTATGTTCGCTGGTTCGTTGTAAGCGCCCTTTCTTTGAGTCATATCAATGTCTTGTGCGGTAGGCACTAGATCCAAAGAAATCTTTCTAGAACCCTTTACATCAACATTAGCATTGGTTAAAATGGTTCTATGAGGCCCCGACCACAAATCTAGATTATTACCCAGTCCATACGCAACATAAATGACTCGCTCTCCTATGTTCTTGGATAGCTGCTCGGTGAACTCGGAGATGTACTCTTTCTCGTACTCAGACTGACTCTGCTTCACATCATCAGGTTTAGTAGTTGTAAATCCCTTTGATTCTCCCGTGGGGGTATAAGAAAAACCTTCGATCAGTCTGGAGGGGTTTGCTGTAAAGAAGCGGCGCTCAAACTCCTTCTTTGGATCTATGAAGGATAGCTTCATCTTCATGGAGCTTCCTGCTCCAAGAGTATGTTCGAAAGAAATAAAATTTGGGTTAGCTACATTATCAAACAGCAAAGCATTCTCTTCTCCATCAGCTAGGCTGGCTACTAAACTTTTGTAAGTAGCTCCTGCTGAGAATAGCCTCTCCATGACAGCCTTATCAAAAGCCACCAGTACGTTTGCTGTTGGGATCTTCATTTGATTTTGGGAATAAGTATTCTATCCTGAGTATTAAAGCCCTCGAAAGGATCGTCAATGTTATTAACCAACATCAAAAGCCACCAATTTTTTGGAGTTCCGTAAAATACATTAGAGATTAAGTCTGGACGGTGCTCATACCCAGCGGGAACATACCCCACTTCGTAATCAAAAGCATTATCCAAATCTTCCAACATAGAATCAAAACGAGAGGTGTTTACTATAGTGTTAGTAGTTACCTGTCTGTGTGCCACCCTTAGCTCGTCTAGGCTGTAGGGTCCTTTGTCTGTGTTAGCCATATCAGTATCCTGGGTCCATGCTGTTAGTCTCTCCAAGAACAACCGCTTCCCATCCAGCTAGGTTGTCTCTTTTTATGGGATTGCCTTTTGGCTCAAACTCACCAAAGTCTCCAGTACGCATCTCCTCAAGCTTCAGAGATACTTTTATCTTTCTAGGTAGCAAAGTGTCCATGTCATATCCTGCTTGCTCCTCGTACTGTATGGAGTAGTCAGTGCAGATGCACGGAATGTCCTGATACAGTATGCCGTGATTTAGTCTAATTACGGGAGGACCGTATATTGGATTCTTGGAATAATTGACCACGCTAGACCTGATTATATTTGTCCAGTAAATAATCAGATCTATTATTCTATATTTCAGTTGATTCGCTTCGTTGTTTTCTATAAACTGTTGATTGGAAACAGTTTGAGCGGCGAGCTTTGTAAAAAAATTCTGCTGTGTCAGGGAATCTATGTTCTGCTGTAAAGCCTTGTCTTGAAGACCATACCTTGCACCTAGGTAAGCCTTCTCGTCAGGGTTGAACATTCCAGACAGAGTAGACTCTAAGCTGATGAGAACTTGATTGGCTGAGTCCTGAGCTAATTCCTTAGTGTATTCTGTTCCCAACTTAAAGGCCATACCATCTGGTACTGATTGTGTTCTGTAGGGTTCAGTGAACTTTTTTCTTTCTAGATCCATGTTATCTTTGTCCATCTGATAACTAACGTACTTATCTAGATTTATCTCTGGGTGCTCCTCTAGAAGGTGAGGTAGCGTTAAGCTAAATTGAACATTTAGAGTTCTAGAGTCCGCACCCAAGTAGCTATAAAGATTACTCGATCTGGATATTAGAGAATACTTATGATACCTAGCTTTCTTATTTTCACTTATTGCTACGTTCTCAAAGAAGGGTAGCTCAACGACATAGTAATCACCCCCTGGGGAAGGCATGGGAAAATAGAACTTTAGATTAGTCCTCTCTGGAAGTGCCCTGTCTACAATGTGTCTGTTTGTCATTAATCTAACCCTCCTCTTTGGTAAGCCAGTGCCCCGCCTGTTTCTTGTTGTGCCCGCTGCATATTAGCAACTCTAAGCTCCTCTAACATCTCCTCAGCAGTAGTGTTTTGACCCACACCTAACATAGTCTCTAGGGCTTGGCTGAGGATTACCGTGGACTCATCGACAAAAGCTGATTTAGTCTCAGGCTCTGGAGTTTTTTCATCTACACTAGCTACGCTCTTACTGGTTTTTCTTTGTAGCTCCTCTCCTTTTAACAAGCTATCCTTAATGTCAGAAAGATACTTATTGCCAAGTAAATTAGGATCCTCATTTATCTCTCTAAGTTTTTCAGAAAATTGTCTTGCCGATTCAGCAGGGTC